AGAAGTTTTAGTTCTGTAGGAGAAGATGATGATGGTATGCCTCCTCTAATGGCTGCAAAGTTAAAACAGGATATTAGACTAGGAGTAGCAAAAGAAGCTCAATTATGGTTAAGAATAGCAATAGAACGTGGGCAGTATGTTTCGTTGAATGAAGTTTATACTTTAACTGAACCTTTTATACAAGCAATCAAGAATATTCTAGTATCTGTGTCCTCAGATATACCAGAAGTACAGAGAGCAATAGATCAAGGTATGGAGAGTCTTTATAACCTTGGTATTAAACTATTAGAAGACTCTGAAAAAGATGCTGAAGAGTACGTTAAAAGAATGTTAGAGAAAGAGTTAGATATAAACGAGATTAATATTGATACTAATGAAAACATTTAACCATACTTTAACTAATATTGCTGAACGAAAACTCTTTGGACAATTGCTTGAGATATACAAAGCTCCTATAAGAATAGGTACTCAAGCTTGGGCTGAAACTTATAGGATTATGACTTCAGTTGAATCATCTACAGTTGGTAAGTTTTCAAATGATCTTACTCCTTACATGGAATTTGTTTATGATTGTGTAGATAACCCAGATATACCAGTAATAGTATCCAAGAAGTCAGCACAAATAGGTTGGAGTGAGTTAACTAACAACGCTATAGGTAAGTGGATTCATACTGACCCTAGTAAAATTATTATGGCTTTTCCTCGTTTAGCTTCTGCTAGGAACTATTCAAGAGAGAAGATAAAACCATTCTTTTCTGGTACTAAAGTGTTAAGGGATATTATCAACCAGAAGGTGGCTAAAGAGAGTTTTAACTACTTCGAGTTCCCTAATGGTTTTCTTAAACTAATTACTGCTGGCTCTGTGGGGGAGATGAAGTCATCTTCTATCCCTAGAATAATAATAGAAGAACCTGATGATCTTAAAGCGGATATTAATGGACAAGGAGATTCTCTTGATATTGTTATAGAACGACAAAAAACAATACCTACTAAAAGAAAAAAACTTATTTATGGTGGTACTCCTACTGATATGGACTTCAGTAAAGTAGACGATGCTTATAAAAAGAGCAATCAAATGGTGTTTAAGGCGGAGTGTCATCACTGTAAAGAACTACACGAGCTTTCTTTTGATAATCTACATGAAGATGATTATCAAGATAGGTATATAAGTGATATTTATGGTAGTAAGAACCCTAAATCAGCTTACTATCTATGTCCTCATTGTGAAAAACCTTGGTCTTTTGAAGAAAAGAAACAGAATATTATTAATGGTAAGAAGTTTGGGTTTAAAGGTTGGCATCCTCAAGCACCAGAGATAACAGAGATATATGGTTTTGCTTTTAATGAGTTGTTAAGTTCTTTTGAAGCTTCATCCTATTATGAGTTAAGTAAAAAAAGAATACTAGCAAAACTGGAGTTAGATAAAGGTAAAGAAGGTAAAATGAAATCCTTTACTAATAATAATATGGGCAAGGCTTATGCTTCTGGTACTACATCTATGGATGCAGAAGAAATGAAAAAGCTAAGGTCTAACTATCCAGAACATATTGTACCTATGGAAGGTTTAGTATTAACTGCTGGTATAGATGTACAAGACAATAGATTTGCTATAATTATAAGAGCTTGGGGAAGAGCTAACAATAGTTGGTTAGTTACTTGGTTAGAAATATTTGGTGATGTTAAGAATCAAGATAGTAAGGTATGGCAAGAGTTAACAGAAAAAACCGTGCTAGCAGAAATACCTCATGCTTCTGGTAAACCTCTTAGAATAGCTGCTATCTCTATAGACTCTGGAGATAATACAGAGTTAGTCTATAAATGGGTTCTAGCTATGCAAGAACATAACCCACAAGTATATGCTACTAAAGGTGTTCGTGATCTACGTTATAGTGATGATGAAATTTACAGAGAGCCTACTACAATGGATGTTAATGACGGTAAGAAAGCTAGAAAATCACTAGCTGAAACTATGGGTGTTAGTGTTTTCAACCTAGGAGCGCATAAAGCCCATACTGAGATACTTAACCGTATTGCTCTTAATAAGAATAAAGATGCTAAAAGTAATATATACTATTTCAATAATCAAAGTTATAGTCATTACGAAGAGCAAATGACTTCTTGTAGAAAGTTAATTGATAATAACTCAAACTACGATAAATCAGTTTATAAATTAATCTCTGGCAAGAGAAAAGAGGCTATTGATGGAGAAAAGAATGCTTTACATGCTAGTTATGCTATTGGTATCCGTAACTACACCTACGAGGACTGGCAAGCAATTGAAACCTACTTATATAATTGAGGATAAGTTATGTCACTTCCACTAGAAGAAGCTAGAGCGCAACTAGTAACAGTAAATGCGGCACTACAAAGTATTATTTCTGGTAAAAGAATAACAGAACTTCGTATAGGTTCTGGTAATTTTCAAAGACTTTTAAAATATCAAGAAATTACATTTGACGAATTAAAAATATTACAACAAGAACTTCTAATTACGATTGATAGTTATGCGCCATCTACTCCAGTATTTAGAACTAATGCTCATATACCTATGGTAGTAAGAAAGGAACTATTCTAATGGCTGATACAACTACTGACCCTTATGCTAATGTAATGTATGACCCTATAAGGCAGAATGCTTTTGAAGGTGCTGGAGTAGGGTATAGAAATTCACAAAGCTCTCTTTTAACTGGTGAGGCGGATACTCTTGCAGCTAGAGAGTTACTTAACCTACAAATGCGTTCGCATCATGCTATTAGAAATAATGGTTATGCTAAAAGTGCTAGTATAAGGTATGTCACAGCTTTAAACAGTATAAAAGTAAACTGGAAAGATAATAAAGGTAACGCTCACCCTTTAATGCAATCTCTATGGGACGAATTTGCTGCTAATCCTAATCTTGATGGTTATGGCACTTTAGACAATACACAAAGTATCTGGAATTACAGTATGTTTAGCTCTGGTAATGCTTTTACTAGGATGTTAATACGAAGAAGTGGGAATAGTAATAAAGTTCCATTGAAGTTACAAACTATTCCTAGTGAACTTCATAATGTCTTTTACATGGGTAAGAATTCAGAAGAAATTACTAGAAATGGCATAACTTTTGTAGATAGTAAACCTACTATATATTATTTCAGAAAGGGTATCTACGAACAACAATGGTATCAGGTTAATAACACCTTCCCACAAGTAGAAGTACCTGCTGATGAAATACTTCACATGTTTATTAGAGAGAATGCAGGACAATGGTTAGGTATTCCTAGTTTAGCTTCTATCTTAATGCCTTTATACGAACTAGATGAATTAACTGATGCTACTATAGCAAAACAAAAAGCTGCTCAAGCTATAGCATGGATAGTTGAGAATACTAACCCATTGAATATGACTCCTGTTGGTAGTCCTGTAACAGTAAAAGATAAGAATCAAAATGATAAGATAGTATTTAAGGCTGCTGGTGGTTCTACACAATACCTTAATAAAGGGGAAAAGATTAATTTCTACCAATCTACTGATATTGGGGCTAACTTACCCGTTCTAGTTAAGAGTGAGCTGCATAGAATATCTGCTGCTGTAGGTATTCCTTATCATACTTTAACAGGCGATTTAGATGGGTTAAACTTTTCATCTATTCGCGCTATCGGTATAGAGCTAAGAAATAGACTTGAGTATATACATCATTTCTACACTATACCACTAGGGCTTAACCCTTTAACTGGTTATTTTAAATCTTTAGCAGTTTTAGGAAGTAAGAAAGTAGCAAATGCTTCGCCCTCTTACCAGTTACCCCGTTGGTATGGTGTAGATGAATTAAAAGATACTCAAGCTGATTTACTAGAAGTACAAAATGGTATGGCTACTTTACAGTCTAAGCTAGATGAAAGACATACTACTTTTGAAGAAATTATTGCTGATAGGACTAAAATAAAAGATGCTGGTTTAGATGTATTACTTAATCCTACTCCTACCTCTATGAGTCAATCTAATAATATAAAAGCAAATACAAATAGTTCTAGTAACTAATAAATAGTTC